AGAGAACGCAATTACTGAGCGACTTAGGCACACGGATCGGGCAAGGAGTGCCCGTGCATATGGGTGGTCCACTGAAACCCCGGCGGCGCCTACCCGGCGCAACGCGTCGAACCGTAGCTCGGCCGCGGACACCGACCAGTCCCACCCCGACACGTCCGATGAGACAAGCTCACTGAACGAACCGAGATAGGCACCAACGAGGTCGACCTTCTCTTGACTAAAGCCCATACCTGGTTTGACAGGTAGCCGGTGAAACGACGCGATCTCCTTCGAGTTCAGCTCGGAGCAGAGCACCCGCTCTACGATCTGATCCACGATGGAGACCGACATAATCAATCTCACACGGCCTTCCTCCAGTTTCTTGGAGGAATGGGGCTCGTTCTTGACAAAGATCCTTATGGGATCACACAATCCTGCTTTGACTAGCTCTTCAGCCGTCATCTCTACACACTGTAATGTACACAAAGCTTTTAACCTCTGCATCACACACCCCCAAACAATCCCCCGATATTCCCGCATGAGTACGCCGTTACTTGAAGCAAGTTTCATCCATGGAACGCCTGGTGAGGCGTCCATGTTTACGCTTGTCTCGATTCGCAACGCATCACGTAAGAGAGCAAATCCCTCAGGAGAGTATAGGCCTTGGCTCCACTCTCCGAAGAGACTCGCTGTCTCGTCAGCTCTGCATGAATGCTGTCGACTCTTGCTTGCAAAGTCTTCGAGGAAGGTTGTGTATTTTGCTCGGGCGCAGCGTCCTTCCCAGCTTTCGTCGTGCGCTTGGGCACGCTTGGCTGCTTGGATGCTGAAGCTCCGCTTTTCTGCTGTCGACCCCCGGCCTGGCCAGGCGAACCCGAGCTCCTTTGACCAGAGCTCTTGTTCTTTTGGCGCGGCCGGCGAGTGGAAGGAGCAGGAACTGTGTCCACACTCTTCCCATCCGTCGACCCAGACGGGGGTTTGTTCGCGCCACTCGTACTCTCCAAGGTGTGAGAGTTGTGAGTAACCCCAGCCGAGTGAACTGAGGCCTCCGCATTTCCCGAGTTAGGAGTCGGTTCTTCGAACGACGCAAGCGTCGCAGCTGCCGCCGCGCGAATTGCGCGCGAATGCATCTCTGCATCCGCGCTAATCGTCGTCAGATTGCGACGGACCCCGAACTCGGAAGACGTCCGCCTTTCGGCGAACGCCTCATCGACCACGGACTCCATCACACGGCTCCTTCCAGTGTTGCGTGACTCAAACAGCGGAAACGCGGGCAACTCATCGTCATCCTCGTCCACGCAGTCAGACCATTTTCGGCCACGGCACTCCCAGGTAGAGTCCGGACGGACAGAGTACTCGCCTCTAGAGGCTCGCACTCGTGCCTTCCGGCCCTGCAGAAGTAGATCGAACTCATCATAGTCACCATCGATTTCAGCCACACGGTTCCAGGCCTTGGACTGGTCCCAAGACTCGTTGACGTGCAGTAGTGGCTGGAGTGCGACACCAGTGTTGGATGAACCGCTTGGACAGGAGCCGCGGTGTATACCAATAACTTTTCCGTTGCGCATCAACGGGGTGCCGCTCCATCCAGCCTCGGTGGACGCGGAATGGGTGAACACAAAGCTCCTCCCACTCCGGGCGTAACCCAACGACATGGCGGCCGTCGGGCCATCGAAACCATAGAGGCGAACAGAACACTTCTCTGGGGGCTTGGAGTCAGCTCGGGCAGTCTTCACACCCAAATACGACCAAACTCCACTGGGGACTTCAATCCCAATGATGTCGAGTGCGTGCTGAGAGGAAAAGTACAAACACGGCCAATTCGGATCGAGCGGTACGGACCACTCTCCCCGAACCAGTACCGGGTCTGCGCAGTCGAGTGCACTCCGCGCCCCATGGGCAACGGTG